AATTCTTTTTGCATATCTTTACGCTCTGCATACCAGCGTTCAAGCAAGCCAGGAATAATCCCTTTGCGTTCATATGTAAAGATAGTTCCGTTAGCACTAAGCGTCCAAGGCTGATTGCTGTCGAACACTAGTCGCCATACATCATATGCACTAAGCGTATCTTCGTCACCGTTTTCCCAATCAATGGTAATCTCAGTGCCACGCTCCATGTTCATAACTGCTTGGTATTCTTTTGATCCAAACTCGCCTTCCCATGCATCAGCAAAGCTCTTCTTCTCTGCCATCTTTGTGCGAACTGCATGTTCAGTCATTGTCTGCCGTAGTTGTCCTACAACAGTTTCTGGACCCATGTTAAGCGCACGAATAACACTAGGATACAGACTGTTGATGTCAATAGCACCAATCCAGTCATGCAATCCTTTTTTAGGGTATGCAACATACGCACCTGCTGCAGTAGTGCTTTCACCATCTCTGTTTTTACGATTGGGAACAACCATGCCTCGAGCATGTGCATCATTGATAATAGCCTGCTCTGTCACAGCAACCGCACCCATAGTAGTCATTAGTAGCACAGTGTTTTCATGTGCCAACACATTACTTAGGTCAATAAAGCGTAGTTTTTTGTCTAGTTTGTTTAGCAGTGCAGTATCTTGTCTGTTATAGTCAATGAACTTTTCAAAGTCTTGATTGTATAACTGATCCAGTGTGCCTTCATATGCAACCTTGCGTTCATCTAGTTCATGTTCACCGATGCTGTCTAGTGTATAACTGTGACGCTCCTCATAGGTGTATTTGCGATACAGTTGCATATAATCCAAATGCACCCGCCCTACTAGATCAAATGTCACACTTTCTTTACCAAAGCGTTCAAATGTGCGCTTCTTGGGCAACTGTCCAAACAAGCACCAGCGTCTGTTGTCATCTTTACTAAGCACACGGGTAATGCGGTTTACTGTGTAAGGAATATCATATCCTTCACTGTTCCATCCACTTACAATGTCTGCATCTTCCAGCAAGTCCAAGAACACACCAAGCATTTCTGCTTCACTGGTAAACAAGTATGTGTTGTCAAAACGCTTGCACAAGTCTGTAGCAGTCTCCATTGTCATACCACTTGGCGGAATAGCCAATGTGACTAGTTGATCTGTCCAGTCCAAGTATACTGATATTGCTGTGATCGGATTGAAAGGATCCTCAGGACTACTATAGCCCTTTTCTTTGTGGAAGTCTACCTCAATATCGAAAAATGCAGTTTGTAGTTTAGGAGCATCTGCGTTTAGATAGTTGTCTGCTAAACAGCGGAACACAGGATTGATGTCACTTTCCCATATGCCTTTGCCGCCTTGGATCTTTAGTTCACGCTGAAACTCTTTGCGATTGCGTGTTGCAAATCTACTCACAGGCTTGTCATAGATAGTTTTGTATTTGCCACGTGGATCATCATAGTAGAACACATAGTTGGCAGGGTATTCGCGATACTCTCGCTTACCATCTACACGCTCTACAACATGAATACGATCGTTGTCTCTGTCAAAATATGCGTCTACATAACTCACTGATTTATCCTTTTCATAACTTCATTATACACAAGTTTGTTATTTTTGTCATTATAATGATTGCTACTATTGATGCTTTTTTTAACTTTACTAAAGTCTAGACTGTTATTAAACTTGTACAATCCATTCCAATCAATGTGATTCAGGTGCAGTGTTTTAAACCCGCTTGTCAGTTTATCTATTTCTTTGCATATTGTTGTATGGATGTAAATAGCGTACTCTAAATCAAAGTAATCAGTAAAAAACTTCTCAACATCAGGTAGTCTTCTTGCTACATCTTCGTATATAAAATCACAAGCATAATGCAGAGAATCGTTGATATGCAGAGGATTATGAGATGTGTGTATTCTATACGGACTTGTATGACTAACTATTATATGCGTATATAATGATAAATCTCTAGATTGTAGTTGTTTAAGTATTTTATATTCACCGACACCAGCTTGTGCTATATTGACAACATCAGTCATGTAGTTTACCCAGCCTGTCTTACTGTTTTTTATAGTCCAATCTGCTGCAAAACTATCGCCGGCAATAAGTATCATTAAAATAGACCTAATATATAAATGCCTGTGAGAAGTATGTTCATCCAAAGTAAACTGTTTTCTCGCCATACATATCCAACAGCAATCCATAGTCCATTTGCAATTATAAATCCCCAGTGATGCCAGTATAACTCTGGCACAAAACTTGCCAAACTAGCCGCAATAACAAGTGTTGCTGTTGCCAACCATGCTAACCACTGATAAGGTTTACGTTCTACCACCATTGTGCTGCTACTCCATATCCGAAAACGTTAATACACGCAAAGTAAAAAGTGAGCAACATAATCCATGCCGCTCTTCTTCGCCAACTTGCATATAGTTGTGTTAAACTTCCTACAAAAAATCCTGGATATACAATCAACATATTAGGATTGTCTGCATTTAATGCAAGTGTTAAACTTGCACCTACTGTGAATACAAAACTGATCAACTCACTAAAAAAAGCCACACGATCACTAGTATAACTGTGTAGCCAAAAGTTTTTTATTGGAGATACTGTATTAAATAGTCGGCCCAAAGTTTGTGTGATTCCTCTGTTGGATGACAAGTTGCTCTATTATAGTTTAATGGGTTATTTCTTAACCAATGCCATAATTTGTCACAATTGTCGATTTGATTTATAATATACTGTTTTTTATCTGCATAGTCAATTTTCTGTATGCTATTGAATGCAATACCAGAAACTGCACCAGTTTTTTGTATGTTTTCTATGCTGTATCCGTGATTGTCAAAACCACGGCGTTGATTTTCTTCAAAATTTATGTTTAGCCAATTTTTTTTAATCGAAATACTGTTTGAAACTTCTTTAAAATCGGATGAAAAATTTCTTGCAACTACTAAATTAATGTTTTTGTATCGTTCATTTAATTTTTTTATTTTTTGATAAATGTGTGTTTCGTCATCAATTAAAAAATCTTTTACATTAGTAAATCGATCTTTAGCATTTTTGCTATAGCTATCTCTTCCTGTTTCGGTTAAAGTAATTACAATATGAATGTTTTGATACTTTTTTGTAATTAAATTAGATAAATTTTTGCAATCAACCACATCAATAACACTGGGAATGATAAAATTTTCCATTTCGCTAACAATTTCTGGATATTGTGCCACTGAAGAATAAAAAGTATCATAGTCAGGCCAATCGGCCCCTGCTAGAATCTCATAATTACTGCGATCCAAATTAAATCCATAATCATCAAGAATACACTGAAGTATTAAGTCTAATGCTTCTAGTATCTTATTATTTCCAGCGCCGCAAAAACCATAGTTAATCCAATCGCATTTGAACTGTTCGCTTAGATACCGACCATAAAGATGTTTTGATCGATATTTAATAGATAAGTCTCCTAAACTATCTCCCCAAGTCCAGCTATCTCCTATTGTAATTAATAGGTCATTGGAGTTTTGATAAACAAAAAATAATTTATTATCAGTTCTAAGTCTATTTTTCCAGATTTGTTTTACTGATTGCACTCAGATTTTGCCTACTGTTGCTAGAATATTTTCCAGTTCACTGTATTCGTCACTATGCTTTTCAAAGTCTGCTTTGTATGCTGTGCGCAATGCTTTTTTAAGCACTGTTGGTTTGATCTGCATTTCTTCTGCAATTGCTTTGATTGTGTCATTGAGACCATCATTTAGATCGTCAACTTCCTGCATTACAGTAATGCCTTCATTTACTAGTTGTGTTAGTTTTGCCTTTTCTTCGGGCCCGAAAACTCTGTCACTCATGTGATTACTCCTTGTTGATTATTGCTTTATTATATATGTATATGGGAGAAGTGTCAACTAATATGTTGCGTTATTTCAACAATAAGGTCTGACTTGCCTTTGATAAGTCTGTGGTAAACTGCTTCTGGAATAAAGTAATCTCTGCCAGGCACTAGAGCCATAGGTAAACGGTTGTCTAACTGTAGACTCCATCCTGCACCTTCTAACACACGAACTGTACGATCCTCAGCATCACGGTGCCAGCAAAGGTCACTGTTATCTGCGTCTTCTCGAAATGTTCTTTGTTTAATGTTAGGTGCGACTTGGGTTTCCTCGTAAGGTTTTACCACCATTGTCCGCCTTTAACTCCTAGGCTTTTGTAGCGTGGTGTTCGACACGCCCAATAACCTGCTTTTGTTTTGTCATTC